TTCTTTCATTACTTTGAATTATGTAAAGTACTTAAGAAAGATGTTTGTTTGTTTAAAGCCAGAGGGTGCGGATTTTCAGAAATAAATGCTGCTATTTGTGACTAGATTTATAACTGTTATCCTAATTCAGTATGTATGATTTCAGCATATGCTTAGAATTATGTTGATAAATCTCTTGATAAAGTATGGGGAGGACTTACCTTTGCTAATGATAATACTGACGGAGGATTTTTTAAACTTCGTCAAGTACTCGATAAACAAATGGTAAAGAAAGCTTCTTATTATAAAATGGTAAATGGGCAAAAAGTTGAAGATGGATGGATGTCTATGATAGAAGCAATTGTTGCTGATAATGATAGAAAGATTCGTGGAGACCGTGTAGATTTACTTGTTTATGAAGAAGCGGGTTCTAACCCTGTTTTGAGAAAATCTTACATTAAAGGAAATGCTCTAGTAGAGATTGGAGGTAATAGGTTCGGTTTACGTTGCGTTGGAGGCACTGGTGGTGACGTTGATGGACTTGAAGGATTATCTGATATGTTTTATAATCCTGAAGCTTATAATATATTACCATTTTTAAATAATTATACTGAAGATGGAGAATGGGTAAAAACAGCATTTTTTATTCCAGCTAATATAGCTTTCTATAGAGAGGGATATGTTGATAAAAGAGGAGTTTGTAACATTAAGAAAGCTACTGAATTTTATATGTAGGAAAGAGCAAAACTTGAAGCAACTCCTAAAGCTCTAGTAGACTATAAAGCAGAATATTGTTTATATCCGTCTGAAGCTTTTGCTCTTGAAGGACAAAATAACTTTAATAAAGTAAAATTAGTAGAACAAATATCTGCTATTAAATTTAAAAAAAGGAACGTTCCAACTATAGAGAGAGGATATTTTAAATTTAATTATAGTAATCCAAATCATAAAAGAGAATCCATTACAGGAGTACAATTTATTCCAAAGGCTGATGGGCCTATTCATATCTTATAGCATCCATTATGGGAAATAGCTACTGGAATGGATAAAGAACCCGATGAATCAGATGAAGAATATAAAGAAAGAAAAGAAATAGAAGAAAATGTTTCTTTTAATAAAATGAATAATCTTTATGTGGCTGGAATTGATGGAATTGATTTAGGTTAGCAAGATACTTCTGACTATACTAAAAATCCATCTAAAATGTGTGTTACTATTAAAAGAAGAATACATGGAATGAAAGCCCCTATGTATGTAGCATATTATTTAGATAGACCACAAAGAATAGAAGAAGCTTATGAATAGTCGATAGCTCTTCTTTACTACTATAATGCTAGGGCAAATTTGGAAGCATCTAAAGTTGGAATTCTAGGATGGGCTAAAAGAGAGAAGTGGATGTAGTACTTCATGAGACGTCCTAGAATATGTTCAGGAGATCCCAACAAGAAGAAAAGTGGAAATTCTCCATATGGAACTACAACATCTGTTGCAATGATTGAGCATGGCATTTCTTTAGTTGCTGACTATATAGAAAACTATTGGGAAGAAATATGGTTTATAGATATGTTAGACCAACTTCTTAAATATTCTGATGAAAATAAAGGTAAATTTGATATAGTCGCAGCAATGCAAATGGCTGAAATAGCAGATGAAGAAATTTCAGAATTAGTTCCTATAGCAGTAAAAGAGACTAAAAAAGAATTTCAAGATATAGGATATTACAAAGATGAAAATGGATATATTAAATATGGAGTTATTCCTAAAAGATATAATACACAAATACGAGCCTCTATAGATACTGGTTATCAAGAAGGTTATAATATAACAAGTAATCCAAGATATAAATGAATAGTATGGAAGAAGCCATTTTAAATATCATTGAAAAACGGTATAAAAGAAAATATACTGGAGGTATTAAAGTGACTAAATTAGGGACGGGTTGGGCAGGATATAAACTAGTTTTAGATTTAGGAAATCCTGATAAAAGACTCATACAAATATCTGCGGATTTAGAAGCAGAAGATTTTTTGAAATTTATTGAACAAGAACTAATTTCTAGATAGTTATATAAAGTTCAATTTTTTAAAGGTGTAAAAAATGAATTAGAAGACCAAACATGCAGAACTTGTTGCAAAAACAAATAAAGCAATTACTGAACTTGTTTATGATAAAGAAACTTTAAGAAAAGCTTATAACTATTATAATTGTAAGCGGGATAAAGAACAATTTAAATATCTAGAAGAGAATTATGGAATTGGGCAACCTACATCAGTGGAATTTATTCCTTTAATTAGAAAACATGTAGATGCTTTAGTAGGAGAATACCTAAACATTCCAATTCTTCCTAAAGTTTCTTGCAAAGATAGTGAAACTATTAATAATATATTTAGAGAAAAACAAATTAAAGTAGCCTCTGAATGTGCTACTTTATTGTAGAACAATCTCAAAAACAATTTATTAAGAATACTAGGATAGAAAGATTTACAAGATTTAAATATTAAAGAACAGTTAGACAAATTAATTGAGGATATAAATGAAAATTTTATATCTGAATATGAAATAGCTGGATAGAAT